GCTGTGGGTTCCCAATACCCCCTCCCTGGAAAGTGGTGAAAAAAGGGAAACAAGGGAAACAAACCCTCGCGCGCACGATAAAGAAAGGGGTTATTCCCCTTTTTCCACTAAAACCCCCACTTCCGGGGGAGGGGTAGCTGAGGGGTTTTTACCCCCCTCTGCTGGCACCCCTGTGGAGCTGCATCGCAACGGTGCATGGTCCAATGGCTGGGTTATTGCCGATGCCAGCAATCCCGGCAACGTGCGAGCGGCCAAGCTCGGCAGCCCCAGCGTCACCATCGGCAACCTTCGATGGGATCTTGATGTGCGCCTCTGTCAATCCAGCCCGTTCAAGGCTGAGTCCACCAATCCTTCTGATCTGTTTGATTTCTGATGTCTGAATCCAACCGCCGCTATCCCGTCCGCGTTGATGTCCGCCTGACCGAGGAGGAGCGCGATTATCTGTCTCAGGAGGCCGTCAAGCGCGACATGAGCCGCCAGGACATGATGCGCAAGCTGCTCTTGTCCGACATTGACGCTGTTGATCCTGTGAAGGACTACAAGCCTGTTGCTGTGTCAAATGGCCGCGATGCGATTGATCGCGCCATGACGGCAGTGATGCGCCAATACAACTGCGTCCCTGCCAGCAAGCTTGAGGGCATTATCTGTACCGTAATTTGCGCTCTGGCGGCGGAGGGTTGACGCCCTCCCCCTGGTATGCCATACTTATGTCATCGGGAGGCGGGGACGCTTCCCACACTCAACACCTCAAGCCATGAACCTCCAAACCTTCTTCGCTGAAAAAGACTTCACCATCCAGACCTACGAAGTCACCAGCCCCACCACCGGCGATTCCCACATCATCACCACCGACGTTGTGATCGATCGCATCCTCAGCACCAAAGGCCAAGAGCGTCAGCAAATCACCGGCATTCTTCAGCAACTCGACTTCCGCAACGGCGACTTTCACCACTTCTTCAAGCACCTCGCTACCGGCCTCGCCGCTCAGTTCTGATAACACCCACGGCCCTGGAGACAGGGCCACCACCATCACCACCTCAACCATGGACAATCACAACATTTGGCTCGATCTGTTCGATTCCTTTGAGCGTCTTCAAACTGAACTCGAAGCTCGCGAAAGCCTCATGGTTCTGAACCGTGACATTCAGCCCAAGTGGGAGATCCAAGCCTTCCTAAACAATGAACTGCAGTGGGCCGACCCCGCCTATGACGAGGACGAGCTGCAGAGCCTCAAGAACGCCGCCACTGAAGCTGGCTTCACCTACACCGTGGAGCCGGTCAAATGAACGGCTATAAGTTTCCCCGCACCTATGCAGATCTTGAGGCTGCCCCTTGGTGCTACGACTTCGAGCGCCCTGATCTGCCGGTCGGCAGTGGCGATGGATGCTTCATTCACGTTTACTCCGACTGGTTCCCTGATGATTACGGCGAGCGCATGAGCGCAGTTGGCTACACGCTCAAAGATGCCCTCAGTGATCTTCGTGAGCTTTGGGATCACTACATGCACCCACCTACCGAACAGAACTGATGACCGACAACCCCTACGCCCCTCTTCAGCCCTGGTGCGACACCATCTCTGAATCACCCGACTGGAACGGTGGTGAGTTCTCCAGCATCCTGATCTACCCCAACACCACCCAGGAGCAACTCACCTCCCTCTGCAAGCACGCCAGCTTCTGCGGTTACAAGTACGCAGAAACCGACAACGAAGTCTTTGCTGACAATCGTTGCCTCTTGACCTTCATCAAGCCAAATTGATCATTGTCGGGGAGCCTGATGCCTGAGAGATCCCCCACTCAGGCTGAAAGCTATAAAACACCCGCAGAGCTGCGCGGGGAAGGCAGGGCGGGTTGAGGTCCGATCCATACCCCGACAACACAATTCACAACATCAACCCATGAAGTCTGAACTTAACGATGAGCTTCTCCGCTGTCTGCGCGACTTAGCGGGTGCAGCCAGAGGAATTGAAAGCAGCCTTGATGAGATCCATGGCAGGCTCTCTCACATTGGAGATTGCCTAGGACAGTTGCCGGATTCTGGCAACAACTATGACAGAGACAAGAATTTGTGCGACATCGTTGAGCAGCTGATGAGCATTGATCGAAATTTTCAAGCTTTTTGCGATTGGCAGTCGGAAAACACGTGAACCAAGACGCTTACGCCCAAGCCACCCAGCACCAGAATGACCTCAACGCCTGGCTCGAATATGAAAGACGGCTCAGAGCGGCCTATGCCCGCAGCCAAGATCCGCACCCTCGACGATGGTTGCGTGAGGATTCAGGTCGGTGATGGCCCTGGTGCCTTTGTTGGCGTAGTGAGTTCACACCATCTGGTCGAGCCGAAAATTTTGCAGCTCCAGCACTATTGGCGCAAAGTCAATCAGCCCTAAGCTATCTTTCCAGTGACTCCCTGTAGGCTCAGGGCATGGGAAAGAAGACTCAAACAAAGTCAACTAATGCGGAGATGACCGCAAGGGTTCAAGCGGTGTATGGCCTGTTAATCAAGTCATATTCTCGCTTTGAAATCTTGCAATACGCGGCGGAGCAGTGGGATGTCTCTGAACGCACTGCAGACATTTATATGCAGCGCGCTCGCAAGTTGATTCAACAGGACTCAGAGATCGAGCGGCCTGAATGGCTGGCTGCTGCGATTGCACGCCTTGTTAAATATGAGCAGAAGGCAGGCAAAGAAGACAATCTCCAAGTCGCGATCAAGGCCCTGGAGACTCAGGCCAAGCTGCTGCGCTTTGACATCTGATGCTGCTTGATGGCCTCGCAGTACAAGAGCCCCTGCTGGCTTTTGCTGAGCCTGTAGACGATGACCGCACAGAGGAAGTGGTCTCAGGTCTTACCAGCGGCCTGACAGATCCACAGCGGCAAGTCTGGGACGCTGACCACCGCTTCAAGCTGCTCTGCTCTGGGCGGCGCTTTGGCAAGACCTACCTCTGCATCACCCGGCTGATCTGCTGGGCCATGGAGAAGCCCGGCAGTCTCTGTTGGTATGTCACCGCCAACTATCGGATGGCGAAACAGATCGCCTGGCGTCAACTCAAGACCATGACGCCAGACAGCATGATCGCCAAAAAGAACGAGACAGATCTGTCGATCGAGCTGGTCAATGGCAGCGAGATCGCCTTGCGCGGTGCTGACAATGAAGACAGCCTCCGTGGCGTCAGCCTGTCAGCCCTGGTCGTTGACGAGGCGGCCTACGTCAAGCAGACGGCCTGGGAGATGGTATTGCGCCCGGCCCTGTCAGATCAAAATGGCCCGGCCTGGTTTATCACCACACCAGCAGGGCTGAACTGGTTTCACGACCTGTGGGAACAGGCCCAAGATCAAGACGACTGGGACACCTTCTCGTTCACCACCATCGACGGTGGCAACGTCTCCGCTGAGGAGATCGAGGCGGCACGCAACACGCTCGATGAGCGCACCTTCCGCCAGGAATATCTGGCCAGCTTCGAGACGCTATCCGGCAGGGTCTACCCCGGTTTCAGCGATGACAACATCTCAGAAGACATCAAGGACACTGGCGGTCCGATCTTCTGGGGGACTGACTTCAACGTCAGCATCATGGCGGGCGTTCTTGGCAGCAGAGTCGGCGACACGCTGCACATCTGGGACGAGCTAGCCGTCAAGCAGTCGAACACCGACGAGGTGTGCGCCATGCTCAAGGATCGGTTCCCTGATCGGCAGATCATTGCCTACCCAGACCCGACAGGCTCTGCCCGTAAGACATCATCAGCAGGCCGGACAGATCACGACATCATCCGCCGCTTTGGCTTCAGCTGCATCAGCCCCAAGGCACCATGGGCCGTCAAAGACAAGATCAACGCGACCAACTGGATGATCAAGACTGCTAAGGGCAGCATCCGTCTCTTTGTTCATCCACGCTGTAAACACACAATCAAGGCGCTCAAAAATGTGACGTTCAAAGATGGCGCTGAGGATTATGTGATCGACAAGTCGGCCAACATTGAGCACTGGACGGATGGCCTTGGTTATTTGATCCTGGGTGCGTTTAATCCGCTCCACGAACGTGCTGGACGGGGCACAGGGATTCGTCTTTACTAAACTCACGACATAGGGCGGGATCCGGCTGTGTATTCATCGATGACGACATCAGGCCGGAAGCGTTCCGGGAAGGTCACGGAAGTTGGTGATCCGAGCCTGGAGTGGATCGGGATGGAGCCCCACTGGGAGCTGATTGAAGCTCTGCAGGGTGGCACGTTTGCAATCAGAAAGAAGCACCGCAAATATCTGCCGCAGGAACCCCGCGAGCTTGATGAATCGTTTGATGCCAGGCTTCAGCGTTCGGTTTTGCAGCCTTACTTTGTAAGGATCGAAAGGTTGTTGGCGGGCATGTTGACCCGCAAGCCTGTGCGCCTCACTGATGTCAGTGATGTGATCACAGAGCATCTGTTTGATGTTGATCTTGGCGGCAACAATCTCGACGTGTTCTTGTACGAGACCGCGCGCAAGATGATCCGCTACGGCCACATCGGCGTCTTAGTGGATGCACCGCGCGCTGGTGACAATGGCCGTCCCTACTGGACCGCATACACACCGCGCGACATCCTTGGCCATCGCTCAGAGATTATCGACGGCCAGCAGAAGCTCACCCAGCTGCGCCTTCACGAGCAGATCGTGGTCCCTGAGGGTCTTTATGGCCAGAAGCAGATTGAGCAAGTCCGTGTTCTGACCCCTGGTGGTTTTGAGATTCACCAGAAAGACGACAACGGCGATTTCAAAATTGTCGATGAGGGCCAGACCAGCCTTGATGAAATCCCGTTTGCAGTTGCCTATGCAAACCGCGTCGGCCTCCTTGAGTCCCGCCCGCCTTTGGCTGACATCGCTGAGCTGAACCTCAAGGCGTATCAGACGCAGAGCGATTTGGACAATATGCTGCACATCTCAGCAGTGCCGATGCTGGCGTTGTTTGGCTTCCCTGCAGCAGCAGAAGAGATCAGCGCAGGTCCAGGGGAAGCGATGAGCCTGCCCGAAGGATCCGACGCCCGCTACATCGAGCCCCAGGGCAACAGCTATGACGCGCAGTTCAGGCGCCTCGAACAGCTAGAGCATCAAATCAACACCCTGGGCATGGCCGCCATCTTGGGCCAGAAGCTCTCAGCCGAGACGGCTGAGGCCAAGCGGATCGACCGCAGCCAAGGTGACAGCACCATGCAGGTGGTGGCCCAGCAGGTCCAAGACATGGTGGACAACTGCCTACGCTTTCATGCGGCCTATATGCAAGAGCAGCAGGCTGGCAGCGCGTTCATCAACCGCGACTTTGTTGGTGCACGTCTGGAGCCGCAGGAGATTCAATCTCTGCTGCAGCTCTACACCGCAGGCACGATTACACAGCGCACTCTGCTGGAAGAGCTGAGCAAAGGCGAGGTACTTGACGACTTGGACGTGGAAGAGGAGCTGGAAGCCACGCAATCCGGCGGCCTGATGGAGGCCCCAGAGCCAGAGCCCACCCCTGAACCTGAGGAGGCAGAAATGCCAGAACCAGAGGAAACTGAGGAGGAGTCAGAAGGTGCTGAATGATGGGTTGGTTGGACAAACTGCACAAGCCAAACCCGCCTAGAAAGCAGCTGCTGTTCTTCGCCCAGGAAGAACTGGCCAATGAATACTTTGCGGTGATTAGAACGACGTGGTTTGAGCAGGGCAAGATCTGCGCCGTTACTGAGTCGCATATTCACACTTACGATGATGCGGTAATTGCTGAGTTCACGGGCATCGTGGGCGAAGCATTGCGAATGGGCGCAGATGTGTCGGCCTTGTCGATCGCCACAGCTGAAGAACTTGGGATCGAGCCGACATGACGACGCCTGCCGAGCTTTACCGTAACGCTGTCGATCTGAACAGGTTCAGCAACGGCGTGGCTCGGCGCATTGCGCTGACCTACAACGATCTGATTCTTGAAGCCGTCAGCCAACTGAAGCGGCTTGACGAGTTGGCACCTGTCACTGACCTATCACCCAGGCTTCGAGCTGGCAGTAGTGCCGCGTCTGCACGATCAGCACGCTTGTCTGCAATCCTGGCTCAGCTAAAAGAATCACTCGATAACTGGGCAGGCACCAGCACGCTCATGATGACGGAGGAGCTGCAAGGCTTAGCTGTTCTGCAGTCTGAGTTTGTATCGCGTGAGCTGCGCCGCGCTTTGCCTGAAAACTTACGGCGGCAGATTCGTGACGTGCAGATCAGTCCAGACTTTGCCCGTTCTGTTGCCACGGTTGATCCAACCGCGATCAACGTTGTCAGCCTGAGCGATGATCTGCAAGCTGCTGTGACTGGTGCGCCTCGCGCAACATTTCAGCTAACAGCGGCGCAGGGCACTGCAATTACGTTGCCAAACGGCAAGGTGCTGGAAAAATCATTCCGTGGCCTTGCCGAATCGCAGGCTGAGTTGTTTGCCAAGACGGTCCGCAACGGCTTGCTGACTGGTGAATCACCAGACAAGATTGCGCGGCGGTTGAAAGGCCGGTTGCGTTTTGGTCAACGTGGCAGCGTCCGGCAGATGGCCCAGGCGGGCGGCGAGGCTACTGCTGTTGCCAACAATCAGGTGATGGCGCTTGTCAGAACCAGTGTGAATCAGGTTGCCAACGCTGCGAGCCAGCAGACTTATCAGGCAAATCAAGATGTAACGCAAAAGTATCGCTACATCGCGACGCTGGACGGCAAGACATCAGCAATCTGTCGTTCACTCGATGGCCGGGTGTTTGAGTACGGCAAGGGACCAACGCCGCCGCAGCATTTCAATTGCAGGTCCACAACTGTGCCCATTGTTAATTACGAAGGCTTGGGGATTGAGCCGCCGAAAGAGGGCCGACGTAAAGCAAAGGAAGGCACGGTGCCTGGCAACCTCACCTATGGCCAGTGGCTTGCTCGCCAATCAAAGGCTGATCAGAAGGAGATTTTGGGCAACAGTGAACGTCGCGCGGCTTACTTCCGCAAACTGTCAAACAAGATGGGGCCAACCGAGGCAATCCGCCGTTTTGTCAAAGATGACGGGTCAGAGGTAACTTTGGATTATCTCCGCGAAAACTACGGCAATGTCAAAGCTCCCAGCTAAATACCAGTTCAAGGCGCAAGGCGCTGAGGCCAAGCCCAAAGCGACGGCCAAGAAAAAGTCCGCTAAAAAGGAAGCACTTAAGGAGGCTGACTGATGCCTAGCGGACCTGGCACTTACGGTTCCAAGATGGGCCGTCCCCCTAAAAAGAAAAAAGGCAAGAAAAAATGAAAAAAGGATCTCGAGTTGCTTGGTCTTACGGCGGCACTAGGACCACAGGGGTGGTTCAGAGCGTTGCCAAATCTGATCGCGTGTCAATTAAGACACGCAGCGGCGGCACTGTCACCAGGGTTGGCTCTGCTGATGATCCGATTGTGCGGATCAAATCAGACGTGACTGGCAACACTGTCTTGAAAAGGCGCTCAGAGCTGAGCCCTGCCAAGAAGGCCAAGAAAAAGTGACGATAGAAAAGGGCGGCCACAAATTTGAGGGGCTCAATAAGCCCATCAAAACGCCCAGGCACCCTAAATACGCAGCGGCAGTCGTCACTAAGGTTGACGGCAAAGAGAAGCTGCTGCGGTTTGGGCTGCAAGGAGCCAAGCGTTTCCCTAAGCGCGAGGGTGAAAGCAAGGCGGCAGCAGAGGCGCGTAGCAACTGGAAGAAGCGCCATGCGCACGACATTCGCCGTGGCCCAAGTTCAAAGGCTTACTGGGCGAATAAATTTCTTTGGTAGTAGATTTGGCGTGAAATCAACCTTACGGGTTATTCATGTCTGAAGAGCAGAATCAGGAGATTACGTCTCCCGCAGCTCCAAACAATGCCGAGCTGGATGCACTCAAGAACAGCATCCAAGCGTTGGAAAAAAAGAATTATGAGCTGATTGGCAAGCTCAAAGAAGCAAAAACCGTTCCTGACGGTGTTGATGTTCAAGAGCTGCTTGAGTTCAAGCGCAACGTTGAGCAGAACAAACTCGAATCAGAAGGCAAGTACACAGAGGCGCGTCAGGCGCTTGAGCAGCAGTTCCGCGAGGCTGCTGAAGCCAAGGACAAGCGGATTGCTGAGCTTGAAGCACGAGTCCGCGAGCTTGAGCTGATTGCACCTGCGAACACAGCATTGGCCGATGTTGTCCATGATCCGAGCATCGTATTCAAAGCGGACTTGCTGAAGCCGGATCAGATCGAGCGCGAGGCTGATGGCACAGTTGTTGTTGTCAACGGCTACGAGCGCAAGCCGATTGGTGAATGGGCCAAGACTTTGCCCAGCTACATGCAGAAAGCACCCAAACCGGTGGGTAGTGGTGCGCCTTCTGGGCGCAGCATGGGCAGTGATATTCCTCCTGGCAAAAATCCTTTTTCCAAGGAGAACTACAACCTCACAGAGCAATCGCGTCTTTATCGGACAGATCGGGACATGTATGAGAGGTTGAAAGCTGCCGCTAACCGTTAATATGCGGAATAAGGCAAAGCTACGCAGAGCCGATCGGGT